AGCAACCGCACATCTGTTTCTGTTGTTGTCATATCATTTTGTTTTTGTTCATTGTTAAATTTATAAAATAAGCACATTAAAACGTGCTTTAACAGTCATTAAAAACAATTGAAACGGTTATTGTATAACAAAAATTAAATTAATTCAATCTTGTAAATACTATTATACTGCTTTCTGTAAAGATATTTTATTTCTAAAAGTTGTACCAAATCAAATAGGTTTTCAGCTTCAATATCCTTGTGCGTTTCTTCTATTTCGTCTAAATAATATACTCTGTATGTTTTCATAATCGTAATTTAAAATTTGTTATACAAACCGTTGCATTCCATTAACAAGCTATTACACCGATTTCTATTTCATCAAAATCTCCATTATTTGTTAAATAATACCTAATTGAATGGATGTTGCAAACCCTAAAATCATCGCCATTAAAAAAACAACAAATCTGATCGCCTTTTTCGGGTACTTTAGGAACTTTAGTCAATACCTCCATTTCTTCTTCTAATTCTACTATTCTAATCTTTATCATCTTTTTAGTCAAACCGTTATCTAAAACGGGCATTCGCTTTCGCCCTTAAATTTTTCTAACAATCCATTGCTCAATACTTCCATCTCTGTCTGCCTGTTGATCTCCTCGCCCTCTCCCAATGGTTGGGAATACTTCTTTATTCCTCCGTTTAATATTTCAAAGTACCTGCCTTGCTTAATGTCATAGGATAATGATGTTGTTCCCCGGATTCCTACGATGGCAGGCTTCGCCTTGTCCACTTTTATATCCGTTGCATGGCTATCAAAATCTCTGTGTATAATGACAATGCTCTTGCCGTTGTTGCCCCATTCTGATCCTCCCTTGAGCTGATGCATATCGGGCATAACAACCCTCCCATCTTTATCTTTCTTGGCAGTCTTTGGATGAATGATTGTATGAAAATGTAATCCGCTTGATTCCGCTAATTCATTCCTGTTGCTCAAGGTCGCCTCCAACCATTTATCCTCCCTGCTGAATCCATCTGTGTCATGCCTCATGTAGTTCCATGAATCTATAACCGCACTAAACAAACCAAGTTTCTTTTTATTGGCAACGGCATAATCCCAGAACTCGGTTGGAGTAACCTGCTTTGATCTGTTGCCCTCCTTTGGATTGTAGATGTGGAAATACTCAAGCACCTCCGGGAGATATCTGTCAACCTCTTGCAATGTTATCCTATCATCAATCTTCTGTTGCATCCCATCGCCATCATAGTAATGCTCATTGAATTGTTTACCGCTGAACTTGTGCAGGAGCTTGGCAATTACCTCTGCATTGCTCCCGGCATCTGGCATATAAATAAGATGTTTATGATTGTAATATTCAGAGCAGTTTCTAAGTAGTTCAAATAATAACTCTGTTTTACCGCTTCCCGGATAACCTGTCCAATCAGTACAACCGCCCTCCTTGATGGAGTAATGCGGAGCAAGTTTTTTAAAACCGCAATAGAATACTTTGCCCCCTCCATGTTTGTATAAGTTGATGACCTCATCTCTGATATCCTGCAATTTGACTATCCCCATCTCCTTGCCTCCTCTTTTAATTTCTTGATATGTGCCTCTTGCTTCTCATAGTCATCCATCTCCTCTTCTTTCTTGTATTGGATAGCATCTTTGTAGTTGAACCATTGCTCTGCTGAATTTCGCCAAATAGTTCCGATTGCAAAACCTTTTTTGTTTATCCATTCAAGACTGTTGTAATAATGAAAGAATTTATCTGCGAACTCTTCAACGTAGCCTCTTGTATCGAAATACTCCCTTACCATTTCAATTGTGGGTGCAGTAGTTTTATTGTTACTTGTTTCTTGTTTACTTGTTTTATTATACTCCTTTTGCTTTTCCCCATGCTTTGCCCCATGCATTGACATTGCTTTGTCCATTGCTTCTCCCTTTTTTGGCAAAGCATTGGTTAAGCAGATTATGTTAGACGAATACTGATTTTTACTTTTTTCGATAAGCTCAAAGAATCCAAATTCAATCAGATCATTAAAGTATCTGATGTAGGTTGTATGCTTTTTTATACCTATTGCATCCATTGTCATCTGTGATGGAAATCCAAATTTCCGTTTCCATCCTAATCTGTTGCAATGCTCAACGGCAAAAAAGTAAATGGCTGCATGGTTTGGGCTGATCTTCTCCGGGTTATCAAATGCCCAATTCCAGAAATGTCTGCTTAAATCGTAGCTATTCATTATGGTTTAATTTTTAAGTGGTTTACGTTTTAAAAAAAAGAAAGTGGATGAGGAACATAAACCGAAACCTTTTACCTGCTTGTACGGGCAGAACCACTTTCAAAGATAACACTAATTCATCCGATAACAGAATTGGGTTGTTAACAATTCAATGTTAATTAATAGGCATCTGTATCAATTCGCTTTTAGGAATATACAACAACAACTCCATATCATTTGTTGCACCGTTCCTCTGCTCTCTGCCTCCCCATTTAACTGATCCACACAACGCTAAAAGACTGATGTAAGCAATGCAATCTGTGAACCCGAATACCAAGAATGTTGGAAGATATTTGCTCCTCTCCTGCATCTTGATAACCTTGATCAATGAAATAGCAAGGGTAGGATAAACATCAAATGCAACCTTTCTCACTTTGATTTCAACGTAGCATTTACCCGGCACAATGAAATCAATATCATTATCTCCTAGCTTCTTGAATGGATGCCCAGACGCAAACACCTCCATCACTTTCAACTCGTTGGCTCTGTCCTGTTCCGTTTCGAATCTCATATCTGTTTGCTGCTTTCTAGTTCCTTTTTTAAGTAACTGATTTTCATTGATAGCATCTGCACAACTGAATTGATCTGCTCCAGAACCATCTTTATCCGCTTGTAGTTTACCTCTGATTGCTTCTCCTTTTTGTAGGCATCACAGTCAATATAGAACATCTCCTTTGCCTTTCCTATTGGCTCTGTTGTTTCTTTCATGTACTTGCCATATTCTTTCTTTCTGTCAACCTCCCGGATGCAGTAGATATAATAAAGCTCTCCGAGATGCTCCGCAATGTAGTAACCGTACACACTCAACTGCATCTGCAATTCTAGTAAGGTATTGATATCGTTGGCAGGAGCAGAATGAACCGCCCCAACCAACGTATCAACCTTTGCCATATCAACGAATAAATCTCTACTCATTAGAACGGCAAATCACTTTGCTCCTCATTCATCAACCTACGCTGATTATCATTAAAGTCCTCTGCAGCCTCCCCATTCAATTGATCAGATTGCTTCTGCGTTAATATCGCTTTACCTCCTCCGGGATTCTCTTGCTTGATGCCTTGAAAGTTACTGCCGTCTGACGTTGCTATTTTCCAAGCATCCAGATTAATATAATAGTTCCCTTTATACTCATTGCCTCTGATATTGAAATCAACGCACACAAGATCGCCCACCTTGTTGTGCTTCAATACATAATCCGCTTTCTCTTTATTGGCAGAAAACTTTAAATCCTGTGGGTATTTATCATCTGTTGTTACCACAAATTCCACTTTCTGAAATCCACTTTCAAACGTCTGCAATTCGCCCATCCATTTGATTTCTCCGTTAATACTAAATTCACTCATAATCGTTTATTTTATTTGGTTAATAATTCTATGTAATTTCTGCACTCCATTACCCTCTGCTCAATGGCATCAATTACCTCATCATCTCTCTCGATCTCAAAGATTTTGATTCTGTATGTATCATCAATATTACTGTATCTGTAATCCTTTGCAAAAGAGTCAAAGTCTAATGTATCAGCATAGTTGAACTCCCTTTCAATCAATGAATCTGGAGTATCTAATAAGGTGTAAATAAGCTTGTAATGGCTCAACCCGGTTAGAGCTAAGTAACCCTGTGCTTGAAAAAAATAATCCTTATTCGGCACATTCTCAAAGAAGAGAGGAAAGGTAAAGCAATCCCAACTGTTTTTGACATCAATAACATAATCATCGGTTATAACATCTGGAGTACCTATAAGATAGTGATCAGCATACCGCTTATCGTTTTTCTTTAGCTTCTGATTAAGCACCCTCCCGGCAAAGGCAATTGATTCATCCTCCACAATGTTACCCTTATCCATGTACTTGCTAGTAACAATTTTCCTGCGCTTGTATATCTGCTCCTTTATCCACGTATCAACGTAAGATTGTGCAGTCTTGGAGAGTTGCCCTTTGGTTCTGGAGTTGGTCATTATCTGACCAATCGCAGAGCATCTGATCCTAAATTCCGGGAGATTCATTTGTTGCCTCCCTTCTTAAACTCATCTGCCTCATCCTCTCCGAATACTTGCAAGGAGTAGAATCCTGTGAGCTTCAATACCGCTCTGCTCATTGCTCTCTTCTCTGCCATTGCAACAGGGTAACTGTTAGATGTATTACCCGGCGATGCCTCCCCGAATGTCTGTATTTGAACCTCTTCCATTTTTAACTGTGCGAATGCTTGAATGATCACGCACTTATTATCTGCGGAGTTGTATTGTAGTTGATACTCAATATTAATTCCTGCCTGTGCTTGAATTTTATCAATCCCAGACCTTGTGATGATCGTATAAAATTTGTGTTTAAAATAATCGTCTTTCGTTAGGTTGTATTTTTTATACAACGCATTCAATTTTTCTGCTTTTGTCATCGCTTTAAATTTATATGATTTGTAATTGTTCTGTTTTTGCTTGGGAGCTTGGTTCAACCAATACTGCCGTTCCTCGTTAGTAAGATGAGTAACCATTTCATCAATCAATCTCTCCATCTTCAACCCCCCTCTGCCATGTATAATATAATGTAGATAGTTCCTTTGGTGTATACTTTCTGGCATCAAGAGTTAACCATTCGAGAAAATGTTCAACATCATCATCCTTATACATGATGTGCCCGAATGGAGTCATTGTGCTAGTGCAATAAAGCACCTTATAGCCATGCTCGTAATCTTCTAAGATTTGTACTGACATAATTTTTGTTTTTGTTTTTGTTTCACAAATATAATAAATGATTGTTAATAACTGAACTGCTTTA